GTAGGTCGTCCTTAGAAATAAATTCCCATTCTTTATCCCAATTTCTATGAGATAAATCCCAATCACTTACTCTTTTAATAAAAGATATAATTTCTTTTAAAAAATAACCTATTAAAAATCCTATTATGAAATCCATAAGCAGGATTATATCATACAAAATTTATATTTAAAGCCATCCTAGTTTTATTTAAAACTGGTGCAGAAGAACTATGATACTGCAATCCATCAAACAAAACTGCTTGATTTTTAACTGGAGTATTCTTAGATTGTACTGTTAATTCCTCATAAATATCATTAACTTTTTCATTAAAAAATATTGTATCTCCATCACTATCATTTAAATATAACAAGCAGGTATTATGTGGTATATCGTAATCAGTATGTGAATAATGTGAGCCTTCTTCTCCTACATTTATATTCATACCTAATCTAAACCTCATTAATTTGTTTATTTTTACTTTAAACATTTCTTCTATTAAATAAGGTATTGAACTAAACAAAGAATAATAGCTACTTATTGGTCCACCTTGTGGGTCATCATACAATATATGTTGTATTCCTATTTGATTATTTAAGTAATTTATTTCTTTGCATACTTCTCTAGTTGGTGCAGAACTTATATCGTGATGTACATACCAAGGAAATCTTACATTGTTAACTACTTGATGTTCAATAGTTTTTAATAATGAGTTAGGTAAAAAATTATTTACTACTTCCATAATCATAATTTAAAATATCCTGACTTATTTATTCTTAATACTCCTTTGTATTTAAATAAATTTTTACTTAATATATTTCTATACTTTTTATTATCGCCAAGATATATGTTTTCCATTTTTGTTGCCTTTCTTTCGTAAGGTATATGCACAGCTAATGGTTGTCCTTGTTTAATAACAAATTCTCCTTCAGACCTTACAAGTATTTGTATGTTTATATTATGTATGTAATCAGATTTAATAACACCATAAGCTACTTCCCAAGGAGTTGTACTTGAATAAGGAAAGTGTATTTGCCTTACGCTTACACCTGGTTCAGTAAATACAAACAAAGGTAAATTAATTTTTAATATTCCAAGAATACTTTTATCTTCATAAAACTTTAACATTTGTTCAGGTGCGTGACTACTTATATTACTATCTTTAGTAATAGGACTAAAGTCGTGGAAACTTTCATACTCGTAAGTGTCTTTAGTAATCTTTATTACATAATCTTGTGGAGATAATATAACATATCCTTCTCTCCATATATCAACAAAACTAGGACAAGTTCTAACTGTTTTTCTTTTCATTGTATATTCCAATGTATTACCAGGAAGATTGTCAGGTTTAACATTTTTATACCATTCAGGTACAAAATTTGATATAGGTTGTGGATGTAAATCTTTATTATTAAACCAACCTTCAAATGAGTGACCATAAACTACTTTAAGTTTTGACATAATTAATTCCTAATCCTTTCATATTTTGTTTAAACCCTGATTGATACCAAGTTCCATACACATCATACATCTCATAGTTAGGATTGTCTAAGTTGTTAAGTATATCTAATAATTTATTAGATGGATTAGACCAACAATCTTGTGCAAGATTATGTGCATAATTCCAAAACTCTGTATCAAACCTAGGTTTACCTAAGTAATGTAATGTAATAACATCTTGACATTCTTTAAACCAATCTTGATATGCTTTGTTAGAATTATCTAAAGAAATATTATAAGTAATTATGTCAAATATATTTCTATTAATTCTATCTACTGTTGTTAGACTTGTTGCTTCCATTGGTTCAAGAAAAAAAGAAGCGTTACCATTATAAAATACTCTATCTGTGTAATTAATTTTACGATAATAATTATCAAACTTAATCACTTTTGCATCTGTATAAGTTGTATATCCTAATTCATTTAATAAATTATCCAAATCTTTTTCTATTTCTTCTTTACTATTAATAGAACTTTTAAATAAATATCCAAATGATACTCTGTTTTGTAATGGTATTCCAAACACCCAACCATAAGGTCTAGCTTTAGTTAATGTATAATCAAAAGGTTCTTTAACATAACATTGTTTTATAAGTGCAGTATCTACTGGTATGTATTCTGCTATATGATAGTCAGTAAAGTCTTTAGGTTTGCCTGTACAATCTATAATATAATCTGCATCAATATCATCATAAGAACTTATTTCTTTTTCTATAAATTGTTTTGAAAATTTATTAAATATATATTTTTGTAATTCACTAGCATTAAAATGTATGGATAAATTAGGCATATCAAATGTGTGCATATAATCTGTTTTACCAAAACCTTCGTATTTAATTGCAGTTTTAAAAGTACTATCAAACAATTCTTTTACATTGTGAAATTCTAAACCAAGTGTTGCATTAAGTTCTTGTGGTAAAGGTAACTGTGAACCTTCTCCTACGCTTTGTTCTTTTGTATTACTATCGTAATAACAAATAACTTGTGCATCTGTGTAATAATTAAAGTGATTAAAAGTTAATACACCTGCTGTACCTTTCCCCACCACTACAATTTTTTTAGTCATCAGGATGAATGTAATTTGTTTTTCTAGTTTTATAATTAGAGTGTTCTAATGTATCTTGTAAAAATATTAATGCAGCATCTTCGTATTCTTTTTCTGTTCCTGGTCCAATATCTAATTCTAATTTTTCATCATTAAGTTTATAAAGATACACATGAACAAGTGGAGTACCTGCATCAATTTCAAATGTGTCTTGTAATATTTCAAAAGGAAAAGTTATAAATCCCCATTCATCAGATTTAACTAAACCAGTTAAACATCTTATGTCTTTTCTAAAATGATAAAAGGGGTCGTGAAACATTAAACCATAACCTTTAGGAGGTATAATTCTAAATGGATATTTAACTTTTAATATACTTCCATCCATTAACCTATTCATATCCATACCTTCTAATTGTTCAGGTCTATGTCGTTGCATCCACCAATGTAAATCTTTATGAGTATGAGCATTTTGAATCCACCATCTTTGTTCTTGATTACCATTTACTTCTCTAGTTTTAAAAAACATTTTTCCCCACATAGGAATTACAAAACCTTCATTAAGTACATCTTGTATTGCAGGACATTTCTTAGCAGTTGGAGAGTTCATAGCTTCTGCATAATCTTCAAAGTATAAATTAATTTTTTTATACCATTCAGGAAGCATTTTGTTTGCAGGTACTGGAGGATATAATTTTAGTATGTCTGCTAAATCAGGATGATTAGGATATATTCTAACTTTCATTTCCACCTTTTATAGTTAACCTGGGTAAGGCAACCATCCTTTTGTATTATCTGATTGGTAAAGTTCTTCTTTCCAAAAATAATCTTGTACATCACTATCAGCAGGTTTAGCAATAGGTGCTTCCCATTCTCCTGTTGTAGTATTTAATGTCCAACTACCTTTATCAGTATCTTTCTGTTGATAAAATATTTCGTGTTCTTCTGACCATAATCCACCTACACCTGCAGCATTTCCTCTGAATGCTTTACTTTGGTCATCAGACACAACAGGAACTCCATCTTCATTTTCTGTATAATGTATTCCAAATCTAGTATTGTAACTGTATCTTTTTACTTTGTTACCTGTAACATTTGAATAGTATTCTTCCCAACTAGCAAAGCCATCAGGTGTAGCTTCTGTTTCATCTTTACCAGGAAAAACATCTATTACTTTATCGTTACTATCTATTTCTGCGTAATGTGCCATTGTTCTCCTATACAGTAATTATATCGTTGCCTGATGTAAATGTATAAATTTTATATCCACCTGTAGTGGTAAGTGTATAAACTAATCCTCCACCAATAGTAGTTATGTCAGGGTATGTATCAGGGTATCTAATAATAACAACACCTGAACCACCATTACCTGAAATATATCCTGAACCTCCACCACCTCCAGTATTAGCTGAACCATTTTGTGAAGCATTACCTGCACCACCAATACCACCAGTATTGTAAGAAACAGTATTAGAGTTTTGTCCATAGTTAGCAGCACCTTCTCCACCACCACCTGAATAATAAACATTACCACCTGATATTTCTCCTACATATCCTGTAGCATTTGCTGATGGAAGTATATTGCTGTATGCACCTGCAGCACCTCCATTACTTGTGTTATAACCACCTGCACCACCACCACCTTTACCATTAGCATCATAACCTTGATACCAAAAATCAGGTTCAAAAGATTTTAAGTTAGGATTTGTGTCAGCATCATCTTGTTCTACTTTCATAAGTCCAAAAGCATAGTGTTGATGTAATGTACCTGAACCACCTGCACCACCTGCAGAACCTCCAAAACCTGATTGAGAGTTACCTGAATAACCTCCACCACCACCAATAGATACTATTCTACCAAATCTACTTGTACCACCTACTTGCCTACAGCAACCAACGCCACCACCAATTTTAATTTGATATGATTTACCAGGATATATATATAGTTTATCTTCTACAGTTCCTGCAGCTACGCCACCTTTGTTATCTACAGATGAACGCATACCTCCACCTCCACCTGCACCACCATTTTGATGACCTGAACCACCACCTGCACCACCTGCTACTACTAAGAAATCAGTAGGATAACCTGCTGCAAGTTCAAAGTTTTCTCTTAAAGTGTTGTAATCTTTTAAAGAAAATATACCACTATTAGATGTATCAGATTGTGTAGGACCTGTGCCTATATAACCAAAACTCATTTAATCTCCTATGAAATTTCTAAAATACCAAGTGTTAATTCTAAGCTGCTTGTTGCTGAAGCCCAAGCTCTTAACTCATCAGTAGCTTCAAGTACAAGTTTTCCTCCAATAGGATTAACTGCTGTGTTTGCAGGTACTGATAAAGTAGAAACTACTGCTGCTGCAGTAGTAGCAGAAGTATCATATAAATCTATATTTACATCTGCTGCTGTAGAGCCTGTGATATTAGCAACTTGACAATGAATAACAATAGCTGTAGTTGCTGCTGCAGGACTATATACTGATACATCAACAGTATTTCCTAAAGCTACAGTTTTGTTTACAAATGTTTCTGCCATAATTTTATCTCCAATTAATTAATTAATTATCTCCCATCACTATAGCACGAACACTTGTCTGTGTCACGCTTGTTACTGAAAGACCTTCGTAACTTAATCTTAGTGCATAACTAAGAGTTCCACCTGCATCAGGTAATAAATCTATATCTTCATCTATAGGTTTATTTCCTATTGTGTCTATTACTAGACTTCCACCTTCTTTAAGCATAAGAAGCATACTCATATTATCCTCCTAATGCTAAGACTAATCCTACACTAGCAAAAGGTAACTGTGCTACATTAACTTGTTTAGCTGTGCTATCTGTTGCATCATATACTAAAACTTGGTCTGTTGCTGAAGCTACTTGTATAGAAGTTCCATCAGTAGCATTTGCCATCATAGCTGTAGCTGATGAAGCATTAATATTACTTATTGCTGTAGCACCATCACTATTAAATGTTGATATTGCTGATGCACTATTAGTATTAAAATTTGATATAGCTGTCGTTAATGATGTAATGTTTGTAGCAACTCTATCGTTTTGGTCATCTATATGTTGTGAAACAACTGCCATTCTGACAATAGTTCCTGATGTATGTTCAGGTAAAGAAGTAGAAGCATATCTACCTTCAATATCTCTACCCACATTTGTAACAGTACTTCCTGAACTTTCTTTAATTACTATTACTTCACGAGAACCTGCAGTATCAGGTGCAACTACTAGATAATACCAAGTATCTTCATCTGCTAATGTTGCACTAATTGTAGAACTACCATCTGTGGTAGGTGCTTGTGATAATGTTGTTCCTACTCCACTAGCACCAATCAAACTTGATGCTAAAGTACTTTCATAAAAGTTTACTATCTGTGTTGCTCTATCTGCCATTATGCTCCATATCTCATTATACCAAATGCTGATATACCAGGGGTCATTACTGATGTTATATCAGAGATGACTGGTTGTCTAGTACCACGCACAGTTATTATAGCATATTGCATGACACTTCCTCTTTCAGTATTAGCAGTTATTGGATAACTTATTCTTTCAACAACACCTTTAATAATTTCTCCTGGACTATATATTTCAAGTGTTACAGAAGTACCTTCTAAGTTTCTAAGTGAAGCATACAAAGTATTTCCTAAACCTTTTACTGTTATTGGTTTTCTCCCTGGTCTATTTACTCTATCAGAAATATTAATAGGTATTTGTGCAACAACAAGTTCAGGTCTTGCTAATGCACGAAATTGTACTGATTTAATCTTTGGTGTATCTAAACCATCTCCTGATTTTAAAACTACTTTACCAATAATATATCTTGCAACTTCTGCAATTTGTTTTTCTTCATCTCCATAGCCTGAAGATTGTGTTAATGCTCTAGTAAAAGAACTATCATTAGGATTATCTAATGCTTCAAACTTTGTTGAATAATATAGTTCTGCTGATACATCATTAGACATAGTGAATGTAGATATTTCTGCACCAACAAACTGTTTATGTTCTGCAGTAAAGAAATCTGCTGCAGACATAATTACATAACCTTCATTTTCATAAGTAGAAGTTTCTTTATACACATCAGAACTTGCTACAGATATAACAAACTTTCCATCTGCTTGTGTTATTCCCATTACCAAGCCATTACCACCTGTTTGTAAATCTCTAGCAAACCCTGCTGTAGGTAAATAATATCTCCATAGATTAGTTTCATTAGTACCTTCATTGACACCCATATAAATGCTATCTCTTGATACAAACATAAAATGTGGACAAGTATCAATTCCATCTACTATCCATTCTTTTATTAATTGTCTATTAGCTAAAACATATAAGTCATCAGCTACAACTAAATCAGCACGATAAAATCTTCCAACTGTTCTTGACTTTTCTTGTGTTCCTAAAAATATAATTCCTTCAGAAGCTGCCATTGAATGTACACCTTCAAAAGGTATTTGTGTTTGACCTTTAAGTTCTAAAGTACCTGCTACATCTTTAAGTGCATAAACATTTTCATTAGTACTACCTACAAGAATAACTGCACCTGCATCTATAACAGATGTAATTTCGTGTGTAGGTTCTATTGTTAACAAAGCATCTACTACAGCAAATGCTGAAGACCAACTGTCTGCGAATGGGTCGCCTTCCCATAAATATTCTGCATCTCCATCATTAGCAGTTACAACTAATCTATCTTTTACAAACCAAACACCTGTAAATATGCCACCAGTAAAACCTGTATTATGTACTGACCAACCATGACCACCTGGTTCATAGTGTACAAACTGTTTATTAGTTGTTCCTGCAGTTCCAGTTGTAACATAAATTGTATTTCCAAATGCTGCCATACCTGTAATAGCATAAAGTATTCCAGTAGATGTCATAGCTGTCCAGGTATCTCCATCATCTGTACTTTCATAAATAGTTGTATTGTCAGATACATAAATATTTCCATTGGTTGTTCTAATCATATAGTTATTATCAGAACTAAAACTTATGCTTTCTGCTGCAGTTGTGTATAACAAATGAATGTGATAAGAAGTTTCATCATCTCCATGAAATACATCTACACCTTTGCTATCCCAAAATCTTGTTGTGTCTTTTTCTGAACCATTTGCTCTATGTGCAGTATCTAATCCTTGTCCACCCATAAAATTATTTCTTGAATATATACGCCCTAAGTTAGAGGTAAAATCTTCAGGGTTTTGTTTAACATTTATCTGACCATCTTCAACATTAGATGATTGTATAGTCATTTCTCTATTAGGACCAACAGCAGTTCTGTATAAATTAAGTCCTAATCTAACATCATATCCCATTCGTTTAGGATTAGAAACACTTAAAGTAGTTGCTACTCTAGGCACTTGGGTATACCACGCTGTTCATTTGTACTGGTTCAGGGTATCGTGCTCTTAAATCTTTTCTAGCTTGTTGTATTAATAATTGTTGATACTGCAGTAAAGAATTTCTTATATTATTAGATGAACCAACAGGATAGTTGCTTACTGCTATTTGTTCTGATATATAATCTGCTGTCATTGCAGGTATATCTTTTCCTGCAATCATTTGTGCTGCTACACCTGCCATAATAATTGGTTCATATTCTGTTTCTAATCCAACATCAGCTAATGTAGTAGCTTCATTTGTTACAGTTCCAAACTTCTTTTTAAATGTTACATGTACTGGAACACCTGTTTGTATGCCACTAAATTGTACAGCTTTACCTGTAGAAGTAACTGATGTAGGCACATCAATTAGTTCTATAGATACACCTCTAAACTGTACAGTTGTTTCATCTCCTGCACCCAAAGTTGTGTACTGTGATATAGCTTTGAGAGGAGCAATAATTCTATTGTCATCTGCTCCTTCTAGTGCTACCCATCCTGTTGCTGAATTTATTGTCTGTACTTCAACAGCAAATAATGTAGGGTAAAGATTTTCTATTTGGTCTTTGACTGCATTAAAAACATTTAATCTAGGAAATGGTGGAGTTATTTTAATTAAAGCACCTGCATTATGTTCTACTGCAGTTGTTCCTCTTGCTCCTCTAGTAACAGTAATACTGTTTGTAACAGCATTTAGTTCAGTACATATCATAAGTTCTTGGTCTATTTCAATTATCGTACCTGCATCTAAAGCATCTTCTTCTTCAACAGATAATATATCTCCATTAAAACCAACTGAAGTAGCACTAGCATCAATATAACCTGATAAAGTAGTATAACTAACTACATCATTCATTGGTTCAAGATATTCTCTAAAAACCCTATCTACTAGGTCTCCAATATATACACTCATTGTTTACCTACGAACTATGGAATACTAATTCTATTGTTCTATCTGCAACTTCTGCTGTACCTGATACTACTTTAATAGCACCAACTCCTGCCCAACCACTAGGGTCAACACGAACATGGCTATTAGCAGTAACTGTATAACTTACATCAGTACCATCAGTTTCTTTTAATGCTTTAAAAGTTCCTCCAGTATTTGTGGAAGCTACTTGAAAAGTAACAGCAGTACCTGTCATTGATGCAGGAAATATAATTCCTGATAACAATAAACCATCTGTATCTACTGCTGTAGAAACTGTTGTATTTTCTGATATGTCTATGGTTACAGCTTTTGTCTTAAATAAATTTTTACCTGCTACTGGCATTTATTCTCCTAAAAATCTTTATCTTACTATAGCAGAAGAAAAGGGTGGAGGTGGAGTTCCACCCTAATCTTCAAAGTTTTATCTTTAGCTTACGCCATTGATAACTGCGTGATATTCAGCAGGTCCTTTATCAAGACCTATTTCCATATAAACACGCTTTGATATTGCTGCTGCATCATCATTATCTGTATCTTCTACGAAGACACCACCTTTACCTGGGATGTTTAAGAAACAAACATCTAGGTATGCAAGGTCCAAAATGAATGCTTGGTCAGCAGGAACATACTCGTTCACTGCAAGTCCAATGTTTCCAAATGGAGTAATGATTGTGTCAATGTTAATACCTGCAACATTTCTATCTCTTGGCAATACTGCCATTTGATTAGAACCACTCTTAACAAGGTTTTGGTTCAAGTCTAATACTGAACCTGGTCTTGCGAAAAGTACAGGGTTATTCATTGGAGCACCTGCATCATACATTAATTTAAGGGTTTCAGCGACTGCATCAAAGTCAAGACCTTGTGCGTCTCCTAATCCTGTTCCTAATGTGTCATGTGCGTATGCTGATGAGCCATTACCTGATGCAACCCACTCTGCGATTCCACGCATTTCTCTTGGGTTACCATCTGTGCCATCATTGAAAGTAGCATTAAAGAACTCAAACTCAACTTCTCTTGCGATTTTGCTAAGTAGTTCTTCTAATTGAAATGCCATTTCATCATTAATTGGGTTAGAACCTTCAAAAGCTGCTGTTCCTGATTCCATTGCTTGAGAGTTCAAATATCCTGTAGATGCCAAAGCTGAATAGGTGAGTTTAACACCTTGGTTCCAAATTTGTACACAGTCTATTGCAGAACTTCTGCTTCTACCAAAATAAGCAGGTGTTCCACCTTCAGCTACAGTTGTGTAACTTGAAACTGCAGGTGTATCTACTTTTTGGGTTTGAAATACAGGAGAGTTAAGAAGTTTACCACCTGTTAAACCACCAACCATTGATAGTAAAGGTGTTCTTCTTGCACCAACTTTGAATAGTTCGCCTGTAAAATTGTTAATTTCAGATACTGAAATTGGGTCAGGGGAAGCTATTGCTGCCATTTTATTCTCCTAAAAATTCTTGTCTAGGAGCTTTTCTCCTAAACTCTTACTTCTTTAGCTCGTTTAGAGCTGATAATTTAGAGGCAATGCTGTCTTTTACTCTGCCACTTTGTTGTGCTTGAGCAATTTTTTCCTGAACATTAGGAGCTGTGTTAATGGTCTGTGCTGTTTGCTGTAAAGCGTCCAGTCTATTTTGACCTTCATTCATAGTATTACGAATACTGTCTTGTTGTCCACTAACAACTTCTTCTCCAAACTCTTCAGATAGAAATGCTTTTAAAGCATTTACTTCTAAATCGCCTTCGTACATCAAGTCTGCAGCTTTTCCAATACCTTTTGTTCTGTCAAGTCCTATCTGATTGAAAAGATTATCTCTCTCTTGTGTCTGATATTTAACCAGTTCTTCCTTAAGAGCTTTATTCTCTTCACGAATTGCTTTCCAATTCTTATCTTCACCACTTACTGAACTATCAGTATTATCAAATTCTTCTGACATTGCTGTCTCCATTCTATAAATAATATTTTTACAAGTGCCATTTATGTCATGCACTGCGTTTTACTAACTACTTATTATTTATTTCTCATGTCTTGTTAGTAGGCATCAAGACAGTAATCGTATATCCTAGTCAAGTTTAACCCCCAGACCAGTGACAGGGTCGTATTAATTATATCATATATTTTTAAAAAGCAAGTTGTTTAAACAAGTTATGCTTCTATAAGACCTGTTACTTCACCAGTTCTTGTAGTAGCTGCACCTGCTTGTACTGAAGATGCAGATAATAATTGTTGAGTTATCCTACCTAATCTTTGTTGATATTCTGCTTGACCAAGTCTTGTAGCTTCTAAATACTGTGCTGCAGTTATATCTTCTCTAGCTTGTGCAGCAGCAGCTCTAGATATTCCAGGCAATACTCCTGCTGCCTCTTGGAATGCTTCTCTAGCTTGTCTTTGTGTTATACCTTGTTGTGCAAAACCTAAAGCAACTTTAGTAGCTAATGCACTAGCACCTAATGCAGTTTCAGCTTCAGCTATAATCTGACTTGTTCTTATTTGATTTTCTAAAACCTTTGTAGATAATTGTGGTGATATAAACATACCAAATATAGTTTCTTCATTTAAATCTAAATTAAATTCTCTTAAATAAACATCACGAACTTGTGGAATGTTATTTACAATACCTTGGTAACCTGCTTCTAATCTATCAGAAAACTCTTGTACAGATACATCTCCTGATATAGCTTGTACAATGTCATCATCAAACACTTGTGGGTTAAGATTATAGTTTCTTAGATTTAATTGCATTGCTTCTTTTGCAACAGTATATTCTTGTTCTGTCATTCTAAGAGTGCCATCAGTTTTCCTAATTCCTGGGTAGTATTTCTCCATTGCAGGGTCACTTCTCATAGTAAGTAGTGCTAATGTACTATCTCCAGTATCTACATACGCTTTTGTATAAACATCAATAAGTTCATCTGATAAATAAGGAAATCTTAATTTAGCTTCTGCTCTTGCAGATAATCCTTTTTCAGGTGCTTTAGCTGCAGCAGGTGCAGTAACAATATCACTTGCACTCCCTGAATCAAATTCATTTCTTAAATCAACAGAACTTAATGAATAACCATTAGCTAACGCAGCATCTAATTGTTGTTGATTAAATACTTCTTCTCCATTAGGACTATCTTTTCTATAAACTCTCTTAGGAAATCCTGGTGGGTAATTGTTAGTAGCTGCAACCTCTATGTTTTCATCTTCTTTTTCTTCATCTTTAGATTCATCTTTAGGTGCTAAATATTGGTCAACAGCATCAATAATAGATTTATTTAAATTAGATAAACTTTCATCAATTGTATTGGTTTCAGCAAACAAAGCTAATTGTGCTTCTGTTTTAGTACCAAAGTATTGCCCTGATTGTGTAGCTTCTACTATATCTACTTCTACGACCTGATTGTTTTTAATTATAAAAGGCATTTACTCTCCTAATAAGCTGCTGACAAATCTTGTTGGAATTGTCTTCCCATATTACTAATCATATCATTCTTAACACCAGGGGTATCTATATAATCACCTCTGATTTTTTTACCCATAGCGTTATAATCTCCTTTAAAATCTCTAGCTAAATTATCAATATATGCTTTATCTTCATTAGATGGAGTAATCTTTGTAATGTTTCCAAAGTATTGATAGAAAGGTCCTGACCAAGTACTGTGTTTAGCACCTTTAAAGTTTGGAAATAAAGTATCATGTGCAGTTTGTAATTCTTTTATAATTGTATTTTGCATAATGTTAGAGTTATTTTGTGCATCCATCCTAAGCATTCCTGCATACTTCTCTACTAATCCTGATGTTTTAAAACCTTCTAATGCTTGTTGACCTAAGTATTCTACAATCAATCCTTCAGCAGATAGTTCTCCTGCTTTTGTAGAATTAATCTGTTCCATATATGGTCTATATGCTTCAGGTACTGCTTCATTACCACCTGATACATTTCTATATACTGGGTCACTAATTAGTCTTACAATATTAATAGCTTCATTACTGCTAATTTTTCCTGATGATACATCTAAAGATAATTTGTTAGATAGATTATTTATTCCTGAACCAGTAATACCACTTCCAAACAGATATGTATTAAAACTTTGTATGTTATCTTCTAATAACTTTTGTGCTTCTGCAGGTGATATAGCGTTAAGCTGAATCCATTTTCTTTCTTCAGGTGAGGTTGTTAAAAAGTAATTTGTATTTTCTAAATCTTCTGAACTTATAGGTTTACCTGTTAATGCTGACACTGTGTAGAGATTTATAATCTCATCTTCAAATATCCATTCACCTAACTTGTTTGCAGTTCTTTGTAATTCTCTTTCTAAAGCTGATTCTAATTCTTCCCATGTTTGGTTATCAGGATTTTTAATTGTGGAGTAATCCATAATATCTACAAACAATCTATTGTTTGCTTCTTCCCATTCATCTTTAGTTCCTACAAATGATGGTGTAACTCCTGGTAGTAAAGCATTAGTATCATCAACAAATACCAATACAGGCATAGCGTAACCTGGTCCTTCCACATTAAACACACCATAATAGTTACCATCTACTTGTATTAAGTCATCAGGTTGTGTAAATTCAGGTTCAAAATATGCCATTATTGCTCCTCATTATAGCTGAATATTTTATCAAAAGCCCAGTTTATCATAGGTTCTGATAATTTCCATGACAATGACCAAGTATCAGAAACATCACCAAACTCTGACCATGTGTCTTTACCTAATTGTTTCCAATCAACATCTGTATTGTCACCAAATTGTGCAAGTCCTTGTTTCTCTGCAGCTTTTTCTAATGCAGTTGCTGCATCTACTGCTAGTACTGATAACTCATAAACAACATAAGCTGTTAATGCAGGTCCTGCTATTGCTACTGCACCTAATCTAGGAAGTAATGTTTTAAGACCTTGTGTAATTACTATATCACCAGGGTCTAATAATTGAGCTGCTGATAATGCTTTCTTTGGTATCTCACCTGCAACTCTAACTATTTGTTTAAACTTATCAGGGAATTTAGCAGCAAATTCTTCTATCTTACCTATTGCTTTTGGGTCAATTACCTCTTGTAAGTCTTCTGCTGTTTCTATTACTCTACTGCTAGTTGTTACACCTAACTCATCTATTTGATTTACTTTGCTTTGATTATTTAAAAACTCTACTTCTGTTGCATCTTGAATATTTAATTTACTTCCTATACCTAAATCATCATTAGGGTCTATTAATACAACTTCTCTCCAATCACCTTTTAATTCTACAAATCCTTCTATACCTGATTTTCTAAATCCTTTTGCTATAGTTCCATCATCTAAACCTAATTGTTTTAATTCATTAATTAAACTATTTACATTTTGTGTTTTTGGATTTTTTATATCTGATAATGATATACCAGTTTCTTTAGCAAATATATCCCAATCTACTTTATCAATTTGATTTCCTAAAAACCCATCAGGTTGTGTAATTAAAAGATTATTAGTATTTACTTGTACTTTATAATAATTACTAACAGGATTGTCTTGAATTTTAATACCCATAGTTTCAGCAGATACATTACCAACTGGTTCTCCATAAAAACCAGGAATAAATTTTTCAGTATCACTTCCTAAGTTAGGATTATATCTAATGTCATTAGCTGACACTTGTGTTCCTTGGTGCTTAATATAAAATTCTACATTTCCATCTGCTGAATTTAAAGTAGTATCAAATGTAGAAAGTTTATCATCTACTACATTTGTAGGTGTGTCTGCATATTTAATAAATTCTTCTTTAGATATATTTTCAAATCCTTTTGGATTATCTTTTGCTTGTTTCATATATACATCATTTAAAAAAGTTTCAACTTCTTTAAAGGTATAACCTTTTTTCATTAGTTTATCTGCTAAATCAATGTGTTCTAATTTTCCATTTTTTAATAATTCACTTGTGTCAAATATTTCTATAGCATCATCATATATATTATTTACTACATTTGTAGGTGTGTCCACTAGATTTTCTAATCTAATAATGTCAGATTCAGGTTGAGTTTCACCCATTGCTTGATTCAATCTAGATATACCTTCATCAGGCATTACATATCTTTTTCCTGGTGTAAATATATTTAAATTCAATTCAGGAATATCATTTACTACTCCTGATAATTTTGTTTTAACTGCATTAGATAAATTTTCTACATTGTTAACTATTTCTGCAACTATGTCTTTTTTTACATTCCCTGTTGGGTTTTGTATTCCTAATTTATTTAACCAACTTTTATATTCATCACTTAGTTCAAATGTTTTTCTTCCATTGAAATTATCTTTAAGTACTTCTGCTATTTGTGTAACACTGTACTCATTATCACCAATAGCTATCCAATAATAATAATCACTGAATGGTTCTATTTCCTCAACTGCTTTTGTTCCATCAATATAATGTCTTATATTTTCAGTAGCTTCTTGTAGCCATGAATCATATAATTCTCTTCTACTATTAAATCCAAGACCTAAGCCTTCATCTAAGTATTCACCTGCAGATATAATTCCTTCATCAACAACTACATCATAGAAATCTGCAAACTGGTCACCATAAGCTATCTCCCATCTAAATGCTGTAGTTTCAGGTATAGCAGCTCTTAATGCAAAACTTTCTTCTCCACCTAAGTTTCTACTAACTGTATTTACTACTTCTTCAAATAATGCTTCATTGAAATCTGATGTCATTCCTTCTAATTTTAAAAGTAAATCTTCAGGGTTAGATTTAGTTAAACTAGAAAAAGATGCTCTAACTCCTGTGTCAAGAATAACATCTAACATTTCTGTCATTGCTTTTATTGCTTGTTGTGGGTCTAAACTTTTTAGTTTATTTTTTATATGATTATCTACAACACTAGCTATACCATCATGGGTAAAACCATTTTTAATAATTAAGTTAATTATGTACTCTCTTAGCTTTGGTAAATCAGAACCTATATCAGAAAAGAATTTCTTAAACGCCTGTTCAAAATCTAAGAAAGAATCACTATCCATTAGTTTGTAATGAATTTAATTCCTGTTCAATACTGTATTGTGCTTGTGCTTTAAAAAAATCTAATAAGTTAATACCTAATCCTATTGCTTTTTTATTTAACTCAAAAGGTGCTAAACCTTCTTTGTTTTCTAACAGTTCTCTTGGAACTTCCATAGTTACCTCCCTCTAAGAAATTCAAATACTTTATTTACTGCTTCGTCTAATTGGAATGTAGCCTCTGCTCCAACTCCTGGAACAACATTTGTTGTAACCTTTTCAGGTTCATCCATTCTTGTAATCTTGTCTAGATTAGTTAGGAATTTGTTTGCAAATATTCCACTTACTTTTCTACCACTATGTGGCAAAATTCTTTCTCCTGTAAGTTTACCAGTTTCAGGATTTACTACTTCACCTGATGGTGTTGTATCAGGCATAGGAACTGTATATTTTGTTTCATTAGGTTGATATTCTTCTGTTTCTTCCATACTCATCTCTAATTTCATCTCTTCTTCTATTTGTGATTTCAATGCTTGTGCATCTTCATTAGTTGGGTCATTAAATTTTTCTGTTGTTAAATAATATAATTCATCTAATGAATCTTTCCAACTATCAGAACCTTCTATTTCTTTTTGATGTAACATGTGTTTTAACATCAAAGCATGGTCCTTTAATTGTGCATCATTTTGAAACCAATTAATAACAAATTCTCTTTGTTCAGGTGTAAATGCTCTTACATCTTCTTCACCTTCTTGTACAATTCCTGAAGATAATTGTTTTTCTTGTTCAGGTGTAACGCCTGGTATCTGTACTCCTGCTTCTTGTAATGCCATATAAATAGCAGGTGACATACTATCTACATTAGCTTGAGCTAATCCATAGGATGGAGATGTTGGGTCTTCTGCTGTATTAACAAAAGGAACACCATCTACTCTAGATTCATAAGCAAGTATAGGAACAACATATTCAACTATCTCTTCTGCTATTCCAACACTTTCTAATGCTTCAATAACTTCTTGCGTGGTATATGCTTGTTCGTCCATTATCCTGCAAATCCTGTTCTAGATAAAGATAAGTAATTATTTGTAAACAATCCTGCATTTTCTCTTGCTACTGTTCTATCTTCTACAGCACCAATTCTCTTAGAATATCTTTCTTTTAAATAATCATCCATTGTGCCTGTAATATCAATTGGTTCTTTAACTCCCATTGTTTGTTTAATTTCAGTAGCAAGTGGAATAACATATACACCTGTTTTATCTTCATAAACTCTACCATCTGCTTTAGCTGCTTCATATTCGTTAAAGCCTTCTTCACCTGGTTGTGGTGCCTTATCGTATTGTTTAGTTCCAAGTATTAATTCTTTTAAGTAATTAGCATTAGTTTCTATTTCTACTTCTCTTTGTGCAGCAGTATTAGATAAGTTAACAAAGAAGTCTCCATCTTCTTTATACATTTTTGCAGTAGCTTTAAGACCATAACCACCATATAAATCATCTAATGCTTTTTTAACTTCTGATTTACTTGGTGTTGGTTGAGCAATTGTGCTATAACCTGCAATGTTAAGAATTTCTGCTAATTGTGTTCCTGATTCATTTTGTACAATGTATTCGTTTAATGCAGAGTTCCATTGATTGGCAACATCAGGATAACCATTCTCCATATCATATTCCCAACTTCTTGAATCGTTAGCATAAGCTAATACATTCTCCATAAATTTAGCTAGGTTAGCATCCCATACACCAAGTGTTTTAGGAGCAGGTCCACCTGCTTTAATTATCATTTGTTGTATTTCAAATAAGTCATCTCTAAATTGAAATAGTCTTGTTCCATCTCCTCTAAGGTATGGTGCTTTTACATTGTCTTCTAATGCTTTACCATTTCTATCTGCATAAAATCCATCTTTATCGTAGTAGTTTCCACCAAGAGTTAGTACATTTGAAGTTGTTGCTTGAGTACCACTATCATCCCAAGAGTATTGTGGTTCACCACCAGGTTGTACTCCATCAAAATAGTTTTGTGTATCTTGAGATAAACTTGTTTGGAATGTAGCTAATGCTGCTTGTCTTTCTGAATCAATATTGATATACTCATCATTTTTTCCTATGACTGCATTTTTAAGTACATTTGCACCTGAAAACCTTACAGTCTTATCATTCCACTGAATATCATCTTTGAGATTTCTTATTTGATTATTTAATACAGTAACTAAACCACTTAATTTAGTTAAATCAGTATCTTGAGTATCTCTAAAGTTTTTTATTTCTGCAATGACAGGAAGATACTCTCCAATATCACTTTCTATTAAATCATTAAGTGATAATGGATATTCTGTTTTATATTCTCTAGTCCATCCTACAAAGCCTTCCTCTGCTCCATAAGCAGGGATAATAGGTCTTGTAAACGCATCATTTATAAAGTTTTGTAACTGGTCAGGTTGATAACCTCCAACGACTAATTCAGGGTATAAGTCCATTATTTATTCATCTTTCTTGTATTGTCAACTTCATAGAACAGTATACTATAAAATATCTGATTGAAATATGTATCAGAATAATCATTTATCAATTGCATACCAATTTCTTTTAACTGGTCTCTTACAAATGCTGCTCTATCTGTAGTGCTATCTAATGGATATATAGTAGGAGTAGTAGCAGAAAATCTACCACCTCTCCATTCACCACCATTAATTAACACATCTTCTGCTTTTTTTCTTTCTGCAAGATACAAACTCAATGGTTCAAATTCAGGTGAGTTTCTAAGTATATCGTTCTTTTCCCAATCATATAGTTCTTCTATTGCAAGTTTAGGGTCTGAACGAACCTCACCTATTCCTAAAGATGTAAATGCTAATACGCCTGACTTTTCTTCTAATTCTCTTCTTTTCAAAGCATAGTTACCATTTATCCATACAGTTGTTTTCTTGTTTGCTTCTGCATAAGATTGTAATTCTTTTTTATAATTTTGTAATTCTGCTTCTATCAATGTTTGTCTCATAAGCAAATCCCATTGGTCTTCTGTGTAGTATTCTCTTAAAGCATTAAAGTCATCTGACCAAACCCATTTATCATCTATTGTGTCAGGTCTTATAAAATATGCAGTTCTTGGATATGCTTTCATTACTTCATTATTTTCAGGTTTTGTCCAAAACTCTACAGCACTTTCTGTATAAGGTGTTTTAACAGATGGTTTATATTTAGATGATGTTAATGGAATTGGATTAATACCAAACCTATCTATAAATTCACTTGTTGTAGCTTGATAATCATAATTATTCTCTATAGCCATTCTTTGATATTCTTTTGCTAGTGTTTGTGTAAACCACCAGTCACCATTTTTATCTTGTAATTCTATTCTTGGTTGTATTGCTGTAGGTAATGACCATTGTGCTAAACCTCTAATAAGCCATTGATTATTTGCTGCTTCTGAAAACATATCAAATTGTTCTGCTGCTTTATCTTCATCTAGTGGGTCTATCAATCCTTTTGCATACATAGCACCAAGTGTATCAATAACTGAACCTGCGTATGCTTGGTCATACTTCTCTGTGCTGTTATCTGTAAATCTTTCTTGTGTAAAGAATTTTTGTACTGATGGTTGAATAAACTGTAATACAAATTCTTCAGGGTCTTTAATGTCAGTTCTAAAATCACCTAATAATACTTTTGATATAGTTGCAGGTAATGATTTAACAACTGCATCAAAAAACTCTAATGTCCATACAACTTTAGGTCCTACTCCTGGAAGCAATCCATTAGCAGTTACTAAGTTTAAAGCACCAAGAAAACCTGCAGGTCTTACTCTTATTCCTTGTTCTTCTAAGTTTTCTCCAAAGAAACCTTTTTGAATTAAACCAAATGGGTCAGGATATGAGAACATTCTCTTACCTGTTACTGGGTCTTTAAAGAAATAACCTGTATCTGAATCATAAGGTTTTCCACCTTCACCTGCATCAAATGCAATTCTTGCTCTGTTAAATTTAACTGGTTGGTCAGCAAATAATTTACCCCAAGTCTTCCATACTTCAGCACCTATTTCAGGAAAAGGAACATAACTAGAAAGCATATCTGAAAATACATGTCTTTGTGATGTAGAGTAAAGTAAATCAACTACTGATGATGCAGCTTTCTTTTGCATAATGCCCATAGCTTGTTCCATACTTGTAATCTCATTTGCAAATCCATTAATTTGTTTTAATTTATCTACTTCATTCAAGTAATCATTAATTAATGTATCACCAAACTTAGAACCTCTTAGTGCTCTTTCTGCACCTCTAATCCATTCCATAGCTGTAGATTCATCAAATAGTTTAAGTCCTTCTAAACCATGTTCATATAAACTTATTCTGTACAGTGGGTCACGATTTAATAAATCTGATGGTCCTGTTAAAAATAGTGTATATAGTGATTCCAACATCTTGTCATACTTAGCTTTTATTAAAGCACCACCACTTTCACTCAAAGCATAATCTGCAATGTTATCTAAGAAAGCAAAAGAACCTGCAATGTCATCTTGCAATATAGCTTTATCAGGTGACAATAAATCCCAAAAATCTGCATAAAACTTTTTAAGTCTTGTTGATTGTGCAATAGCTCCTCCACCTCTAGATACTTGTCTAGTTGCTTTAGAGTTATTTACAGCTAGTTGCCAATATTCTGAATAGTCTTTTCCATTATAGAAACCACCACTCTTGTATAGTTTTTGACCCATCTTAGAACCTGTAGTTAAATCAAATTCATACAAAGGGTACATTTTATTTCCTTGATACCATCTAACTTTTGTAGCCCATTGTTCTGTAACTATGTCACCAGTTAAAGGATTTTTAATAACAGCTTTACCACCAATTAATTTTGCCATTCTATAACCTAATGCTTCAACATTGTTTCTTAGCTGAACTGGGTCAAATAATTCTGCTTTAGCTAAATGTCCACGAGCATCAGATAGTTTTACCATTTGCTCTAACAATGCTCTACCTTCAGGTTTATAAAGTAAATACCTAACTGTTTCATCTACACCATTGTTTGCTAAATAAATACTGACTGGATTTTGAAAATGTAATATAAATTGATGAGCTAAACTTCTTTTCCATTCTTCCTGCAAAACACCATTCACTTCTTTTTTATACATTTTGTATAAACCTTTGTATTGTGTTCTAAATTCAGGATTAACAAAATTCTTTAAAGCCTTTGATGCCATAGCACTTAAATAACTTTCTGTAGTTGGTAACCATGAGCCATCAGGTGCTAAGTTAGCAATACCTCTTTTACCTCTTTTAATAACTTTTGCTACATCAAAGTTTGTATCATACAAAGCATTAAATATTTGTTGTACAATTACATCATCTTTGCTTACATTAGCTAATACATCTTTAGCAAACTTAGGTGATGATGGATTAATAAAATCCATTTGACCCATAGTAATCTTTCCAGTTCTAGGGTCTGTAAATTCTTTGACTGCTTTAAACCAATACTTGAGGTCTGCTTGTTTAAACATCTTAGAGGAATACATTAATGCAATAGCTTCAGGTGATATATATGCACTCTTTTGTAATCCTTTAATACCAAGCAATGCAGTATTAACTAATGCTTTTTCCAATTCTTTTACTGTTGCTGTTTTAGATAAAGCAGGAATATTGACTGATACATCTAAAAACAATGCACCACCTTCACTTCTCCAACCTAATGAATGATTTTCTTTTCTAAGATAGTTTAATCTCATTTGACCTAATTCAGTATCAGGATTTAAATATTCATTAATAACTTTTTGTATTGCTTCTTTTTCAGTTAAATTATTAGTTTCAGCAATTTGTTTAATTTGTTGCTCATCAAATACATCACCTAATTTTTTATATGGACTTACACTAGAAAATACTTTGCCTGTATCTGTTCCAGTATTAATGTTGAATGAACCACCTGCTTTATTATTTAATATTGCATCTGAAGCACCATCAACAAATACTTTGCCTTTGTTGCTTTTAAGTGGTGTTAACTTCATATCTCTATAATCATTAAAAATAAAATCTCTACCATCTTCATTATTTTTTAATATCCAAGATACAAAATCATCACTAGCCATTCCTTCTTCATTAATACCAACTCTTAGATTTTTCATAATCTTTTCTATTTGTGGATATTCTGCTGATGCAGCTTGTACAAAATCTTTACCAAGGAAACCTTCTACAAATTCTTTTTCTTTCTTTAATATTCTTGTAGCCCATAAAGTATCGTTGTTTACATTTTTGTAATCTAATACTTCTCCACCTGCCCACTTCAAAGCAATGTATTGAAATGGGTGTGCAAGAGAACCTCTGCTACCACTCATAATTACACGCAATGCTTCTTCAGGTGCAACACGAGTTGTTAAAGCACCTCTTAACATCCATACTGGTTTTAATACTCTTTGCATTAAATATTCTTGATACAAGTAATCAAATGTTTCACTAGCTCCACCACCACCAATACTTGGTTTACCAGTTCTTACACTTGTTTTAAATCCTGTCTTTTTTAATCCAAGCCTTCTTAACACTGCGTCACTTATATCAACAGTATCTTGTTTTAAATAATCTCTTAACTTACTTCCTTTTTTACCAATAATTTTTCTTATAGCAGGAAATGCTTTTTCTAATTCTTGATAATCAATTAAGCTAATATAATTTTCTGCAAACTCTGATAACATTTGTGCAGTAGGTGTAGCTTCATAAACTGTTTTACCTTTTTTATCTACATAAGTTCTAAACTTAGTTCCAGGAAACGCTAATGGTTGTCCTGTTTCAGATACAAAATATTTTTTAATATCAATAGATTCATCTGCTAAAAATGTCATTACTTCTTTTAAAAATATTTCTTCTTCTTTTAAATCAGGATTTTTCTTTATTATTTCAGGAACTATATCTTGATAAATATTTCTAATTACTTCACCTATATCTTCAGTATTTTGAGCGTCCATAATTTGCTTAAGATATTTACCTCTTTGTTCAAGATTTAATCTACCTGACTTCATAATGCCATCTATGTTTCTAGCTGTTTCACCAATTTCTTTCATTGACGCATATTTTCCTGGAGCTAAATCAAAATATTTTCTAATACGATAAGGTAACGCATTTCTTAACTCACCATTGATACCAATAATTCCTGAAAACACATCATCTTGTGCTTTAGGGTCAAACGCTGCTCTTAGTTTAGAAATACCTATACGAAGTGGTGCAATATCTGTGTATTCACCAGTTAACTTCTTTGCAAGTATATTTGCTGTTTCAGGAATTAAATTTGGTTTAATTGGTAATCTTAATCCAGTAGCTTTACCTTCAGTAAGAACTTGTACAATCTCATCAGTTATACCAAATCTAATTCTTAATGCGTCATCCATTCCTGCTAAGTTTCCATTATTAAGCAATGAAGTAAGAACAGTTTTCATATCTTCTGCATTATCAATAGAGTTAAATAGTCTAAGTATTCTTGGGTCTATCTTTCTAAATTCAGGAATATCCATTAGTGCTGCCATTCCTGCATCACCTTTAGTATCTGCCATAGCTTGTAATAATTTTTGTCCACGCTTTGTTTCTAATACTTGTGCTGCAGTTCTACCAAACTGTAATCTTCTAGCTTCTTTAGCTGTAATTGCTTCTACAGTTCCATTAGGCAATGTAATTTTTCCACCTGCAATTGTTTTATATAATCTTGGAAGTAATGGTAAATTATCTGCTGCTTCAGCTAATGCTTTACCTGTTTTAAACAATGCTTGTTCATCAGCAGTAACCATGCTTCTTAATCCAACTTTTGCACCACTTAACCAGTTAAGACCATAGTTAACAGGGTCACCAAATATTCTAAAAGTACCATCAATAACAGCAGAACCTAAAGCATATCCCATATCTTCTTTTGAAAAGAATTGACCTGCAACAAATCTACCTGGAGATATATCTACATCTCCTGCAACTCTTGTTCTAGCTTTAAATTGATTTTCTTGTTTTTCATAATCTATAGTGATAGGTCTTCCATACTTCTGTACTGATTGTGCGTATGATGATTCCTCTGAATAACCTTGTCTTCTTAAATCTCTATATCCTTGTGTTTCTTCTATTGGTGTAGAGTTAGCAAAATAACCTTGACCTAAGTTAAGTGGTCTTCCTGCTTTTATTTCATCCCATGCTTGATTAAACTCTGTTGGTCCATAAGAATCTTTTGTATCTTTATAAGCATTTGCAAATTTATCACCATATAAAGTTTTTCTTATTCTGTCAGCAGCTTTATCACCATCTACTCCAGGAATAAATGATGCTACACCTGTTAAACCACCAATAGCTAAGTTACCTGCAACTGCTTGTGCTACATTCATATCTGTTTTTTGTGCAGCTACAACTGTTGATTTAAAGTTTCTTGATATTGGTTGAAATCCTATGTCTAATAACAATGAACCTAATTGTGTAGCTCTTTTTAATTTATTAACATTTTGCGTTTTAGCTACATTTTGTTTTATATAAACTTCATTATTTCTTTTAGCAAGTTCTAAAGCTAATGGACTATCTGCTTCTACACCAAACATACCTGCATACATTGCAAGTTTTGGATTCATATTTGGATAGTTTCTTGATATATCAGCAACACGCTGTGCTACATCAGGAGTAATTGTATTTTTAAAAAACTCTATTTCATTTAAGTTAGCTGTAGTTTGCTTTCCTAAGTACTCTTCTAATTCAGGAGGAGCTCCAAATAATGCTCTATAGTCTGCCATTTATATTCCAAAAAAGTTTTGTGGATTTGCTTCAATTGCATCTTCATCTAAAAAATCTTCTAACATTAATTCATCAAATATAGGGTCTTTAGTTATTTGTTTAGCTACTGTTAGAAAATTCATAAGTGTATCTGTAGGTATTCCTTCAGGACCATTAGCTCCTGCTCCTATTGGAATGCCACTTGTAATTGGTTCAAATGGTCTATTAGTTGGTGCAGATAAATTAATTGGTCTGCCCATTACTTGAGGTCTTGCTCCTGATGGTGCAGTAGGTTCACTAGGAACTGGTGTTGCAATAGCTGCTGTTTGTGCTGCTAGTTCAGTACTTTGTCCTGTTGGGTCGCCTTCTTTTCTTGGTGGTACAACAATATCTTGATAAGCTCCACCACCAGTTAAATCTGTAGCTTGTGCAAGTTCAGGTCTTTTAGGTTTTCTACCCATAATACTCCTCATCATCATCAGGTGGACTTACATCAAATCCCACACTAAAATTTAACCATACTCCTGGTATAGGAGTTGGTATTAACATATTAGCAAATGGAACATCACCTACATCAAACTTACCTCTTTTTGGGTAATCATCATTGATGTTTTCATCCCAATCTTCTGAATTAATTATATTCCAAAATTTTGTTTCATTCTCCAACTGGAACTCCTTGTGGTGCAGGTGCTTGTTGACCTAACGCACCAAGTACTTGTTCTATTCCTACAGGTGCACCACCTCCAAATTGTGGTCCTGCAGGTTGTTGAGCACCTTGTTGTAGTAATGCCATTTCTTCAGGTGAAACTTCAGGTTCTTCAGGTGTATAAAACTTATCAAGTATAGTAGACATATTCTGTGGATTCTTTCTAATCTCTATAGCTGCCATAGTTGCCTTCACATCACCTTGTGCTGCTTGAGCCATTAATGATTCAAACAATACAGTTTCTGCTTTTTCAGCATTAACTCTGTTTTGAATTTGTGTTATGTTATCTAAACCATCAAGATTTTCTTGTAGTGTCTGCATATCTATGACACCTTGTTGTTTTAATTGCAACCCTGTAATAATCTTTTGTGGTTCATCAAATCCTGCCATAACACCATAAACTCTTCTAGTCTTATAGACTTCTGCTATGTCTGCTCCTGGAGTATAAGTTTCTTTGAATGCAGTTCCATTACGAAAACCTGATATTGGTTTACGCATATTTCCATACATTACTTCATCCCATTCCAATCTCTTTGCATCTAATTCTTCCAATGCGTCTTTAAGCACTGTTTGATATTCTCTAACATGTAGAGATGCAGATTGTCCAAGCTCTTCTAATCCTCTACCAGTAACAAACGCATTAGGCGATTGTCCATCATCTGATACTGGATATGCAGAACCTAATCTAAGATGTCTTTCAAGTCTATCTATCTGTTGAAACAACTGATAAGGTAAATTATTAGTAGGTTTGCTAACTTGAGACCCTGGAGTCAAGTAGTTAACAGCGAATCTACCTTTTCTATATTGTCCTGATTCTATCTCACCAATGATGTTGGTTTCTGTAAACACAGCATCTTCCATTGCAATGACAGATAGAACATTGATTTTTGCCATATTCGCCATCAATCCAATCACATGATGGAATTGACTTTGCATTTGGTCAAAGCTATATCGTTTTGCCACAACAAATCTTGGACCTGATTTAAGTGGGTTAGGTACAAAATCAAGAATAATTCTATTTTCAGGTAAGAAAATATAAGTTCCTTCTTTGTCGTAATATTCTGCTACTACTTTTCCAGTTCCATTTTGATTAGCCCATGTCTTATCGTATGAAGACATATAAGCCATAGTGTTAAATTCTGAATCTATTTCATCCATAATAACTGTTTTGTATTTTGGATATTGTTGAGCAAGAGTTGTATGAGGTACTCTATACACAATTGCTAATTCTTGTGGTTGTTGTTCAGGACCAAAGTGTCCAGGGTAACAAGTGTATGGGTCTCTTATTTCTGCAATAGGATATGGTATTCCATTAGCATCTTTCTTTTCTTTTAATACCCAAACAGCAAAACCATAACCTGGTAACCATCTACCTACTTGTGGTAATTGTTTATGTAATTTTTGTAATTCATCATAGCTATGTACAATTCTCTCAAGTTTCTCTGCTCTCTTTGTAGCTCTTTCACTATCCTTGTCATTGTAAATATCTACTTTTAAATCAGGTGCTCTACCTAATTTCTGTGCAAATCTTTCTAACGCAGACATAAGCAAATTAGGTGCAGGTAATTGTTGATAATCCATATCACGCATATCTTTACCAAGTAATGCTTTTAATCCATCAGCACCACCATTCATGATTGCTCTTATGTTGTCTTTTTCAGCTACATATTCAGAATGTAATTGCCTTAATTCGTAAACTCTGCTGTATAGCTCATCTGCTGTCTTTACCATTTATCTCCAAGTATCTAAATCTATTTTAATACCACTATAGCCATCAAAACTAGGACTATAGTCATATCCCATTGTAGCAAGTCTTTCTTTCTGCATACGCCTTATTGATTTCATTGGAAACCAACTTGCCATTACAATATCTGTTTTTGTACCTACTGTTCTACTCTTATTCTTTGCAGAACTAAAATACACTAACTGACTTCTGTATAAGTTTACCTTTTCTTGTGCTTCAAATCCAAGATAAGGTAAAGAAATTAATTGTTCTTCAAACAATGGTCGCATAGCTGTCACACCAAACACAGGGTCAAATTTATTGTTATAAGTTTGATGTCCTTCCAAAAAGATACCATGCTTACCTGCAAAGTCTCTAATAGACCTATCTTGCCTGATAGCTTTTTGAAAACCATTCTCTTCTATAACCCAATGAGATAAATTATATTTTGTAAACCATCTCTTTATAATATCTAATGCTTGTGGAATACCACCACCAAGTGAGTTCTCCATATCAATCATGTATAGCTTATTATTGTCTTGATGATAAACCCATAAGAATGCTGCTTGATACCCAGTTGATGATGGGTCTAATCCTGCAATTAGTCTTACACCTGAAGGTACATGACCAATATCTCTTTTTTGGTCACGACATGCTTCTATTTCTTCAGCATCAAATAATGACATGCCATCAGGCATTGCTACATTAAGATATACCATTTCAAATATTGCTCTACCACCTGTAGTTTCTGCAGCTCTTTTTCTATCCATTAACCATTTGTAAGTTCTTTTCTTAGCCCACAACATACAATCTTGATGTATGTCATTATCCCAATCAGGTAGAGTACAAGCAGTATCATGTGCTTCTTCTACAATTGTTTTCCAAGATTCGTTTTCTAGTAAGTGTGAATATAAATCATCATAATGCTGTCTAGAACCAATAACCACCATAGCTGTATGTTCCTCTTTTCTTGAAGACAAAGTTGTTGTCCACCAGTTTCTAGTATTCTCTCTAGACGCAGGTTGCATTGTTGAACCATGGTCTTCAATGTCGTCTGCAATAATAATGTCACAGTCACGAGAAAGTATTTTACCACCACGACCAATTCCAACCATAGTAGGTGATTTAATACCAGTTACTGTTCTTGTTCCTACAGAAAACTCTGTTGATGACCATGCTTTACCACTTCTGTTTTGTGGTTTAAATTTTGGTCCAGGTCCACATATCTCTTCAATTAATAATTCATTATTTTCTAGTTGGTCCATTACAGAGCTAACAGCATTCTTAGCAATGTCCTCATTACCACCTACCCATAAAATTCTGATATTAGGGTTTTTACAAATAAGCCATACAACAAAGTGAATTAATAAATCTGTTTTACCATGACGAGGTGGACTAAGAATCATTTGTTGTTCTCCACCTTCTATAGCATCCATTATAGAGTTAATCCACTTCTCATGAAAGTCTGCAGTTTCGTATGGTATTCCTTGTTCTGTTTGAAAATATCTATCTCTAAAATCTGAAAATTCTTTTAATGCAACTTCTGCTACTTGTGGTAGTTCCCATTTTTCTTGAGCTCTCTTCGTATCAAGGTCCTCCACATAAGCGTTGTAAGCCATAGAGACAGCTCCCACAGAAGTTCCCAAGATTTTTGCAACATCTGATAAGGTGTTTTTCTTAAGTAAGATTTCTTGTCCAAGACCTGATTCAACCAAATCTTGATAGACCTTACCTCTTCTACTCTGTACATTTTTTTGTTGACTTGGGATATTAAGTTCATCATCAACTTGTGTCCACTCTTTACCAATTTTTTTAGCTCTTTTCTTTTGCATTGCAATTCTGTTAGAACATCTATCACTACAGAATTTTGACCTACCTTTTGGTAAAGGTCTGTGACATCCACCTGCATAACATAATTTTTTATTTGCCATATTTTTCACATTTTTTATTTCTGCACACTACATGCCCTTCTTCAATATTGAGAGTTTCTTTACACATAGGACATGGAATGTCGTAAGTACTCAAAAATTATTTTTTCTTCCAACCACGCTTCATTTGGTTATAAGCCTTTTTAGAAATAGTAGATTTCTTTTTTGACCTAGAAGTACCTGCTTGTTGTCTTCTATGTATGTTACCTACTAAACTATTTTTTCCTGAACCATGTGCCATTGTAACTCCTTACCACATTTTGCAAGACCAGTACCTGGGTGTAGTCTTGTCTTTTGCTGTATCGCATTTATGTCTAGCTCTAAATGATTTTCTAGCTTCAGGGTTATCTTTTCTAATTTCCATATTTGGGTCACCAAACATAACCTTCTTAACCTTACCACCATCTTGAACATAGACTTTAAACTTCTTACGACCATATCCTGGTTCGCCTTTGCTAATCCTAGAAGGACTATTTAACTTAACTGATTTACCTTGGTACTCTGCCATTAAACTTTTTTCCTTCCTGCTTTACGCATTGCAATTGCTACAGCTTGTTTATGTGAGTAACCTTCTGTCATAAGTTTCCTTATGTTCCTAGCTACTGTCTTATCTGAACTTCCTGTATATAAAGGCATAGGGTTATAATAACACAAAACTCCACACATGGTGGAGTCTTGTTCGTACAGTCTGTCCATTTACTGTAATTATGAAAGATATGAAATATCAACTTTTCAGTTCACAACGAACACATTGTGTTTAGACTTCAAGCCTCTTTTTCTATATCTGTCTGTTGTTTTCAACATACAACTCTTAGGACTTTCCTAAGATATTTTCAATATAATATTGTTATAAATTTATGTTGTGAAAAAAATTTTTTTTTAATAGACCTTCCATAAGTTCTGCTTCCTTTTCAAAGAGCAACTCTTCTTCTAGTAAAGGGTCTACTTCAATGTTGTGATGATAGGTTCTGTTGTCTTCTATCTTTACTTCTCCAGTAACAAACTGATAAATGTGCCATAGTTCGTGTAGTAGTGTTTCTATGTAGAGAGAGTCAGTAATATCTTTATGAATAAGAATTTTAAAACTTCTTGGTTTTTTATAACTATCTTCTATGTATAGTTCTCCATAGTTATCTTCTAAGTGTTTATGTTGTACAACAATCTTTAGTTTGTATCTTGGTAAATATTCTTTAAGAAACCATTGAATAATTTTATTTTTTTTCTTTACTGACATTGAGCACACAACCCATTAATGAGTTCATCTTCCCAATAAGGATTCCAACACTTATCACAATCTTGTACATGGATATATTGTTTCATACTGCAACTATAGCAAACCCTCACTTGCGTGAGGGTCGTACTATACAAACAAATACAACAGGAGGACTGTTGAAGATAGCATGATGCTATCAGTTAAGAGTATAACAGGTTGTATATTTAATGGTATTATTTTCTAGGGGTATTTTATAAGTAGGAGTTTCCTCCTTTCGCCTACTGACCTATCAGAATACCCCCAACTTTTTGTCATACTTAAAATCTATGGTATGCTAGAATAGTTTTACGACAAACATTTACACCTAGTAAGTGCTTACAGGTAAAGTGGACATCAGGCGTACAAAAGCTGCTGATACGATAGAGTATAAAGGCGAAACACAAAGGCAGTACCCAAGGAGTTCAGAAGTAGTGTAAATCAGACTTTTTTTTATGCTTAGCATATATAGCCTGTTATATCCAAAAAGGCACCCTACCTTACCATAAAATAACTAACCAGTTATCTTTATTGTTCTAATAAGTTATATATACCATATATAGTATGTTTTAGGTACCTTACTACATATAGTACCACTATATCTAGTACCCCTTTAACAGCATATTTTTAGAGGATAA